TCCCATATACCCAGAAGCAGGCATTGCCCTGTCCACTGGCACAACATGGACAACATCTATTGTAAATAATTCAGCTAATTGGAATACAGCTTATACGGATAGGTTAAAATGGGATGGTGGTAGCACAGGCCTTACTGCATCTACGGGACGTGCAAGTTTAGGTGGCACAACTATAGGGCAATCAATGTTTACTTTATCTAACCCTTCTTCAATTACTTTTCCACGTTTTAACGCTAATAACTCTGTTTCATCATTAACGGCATCTGAATTTAGAACCGCTATTGGTGCAGGAGTAGGAACTGTAACAAGTGTAACTGTAGGCTCTGGTACACCATTGTCAATAAATAACAATACAACTGTTCCCGAAATATCTATGGCTTCTGCAAGTGGTAGTGTGAACGGTTATTTGTCTTCTACTGATTGGACTACATTTAACGGAAAACAAAATGCTTTAGGTAATGCAAGTGCAAGTGTTAGTGGTATTTTAACCTCAACCGATTGGACTACATTTAATAATAAACAACCACAGTTAAGCGGCACAGGCTTTGTAAAAGCAAGTGCAACAACTATAAGTTATGATAATACAAGTTATTTACCTTTAACTGGTGGAACATTGAGTGGAAATTTAAGTGTATTAGATAGTATATCTATTGGTTCATTGTCTCAATATACTGGTAGATTTACAAGGTATTTAAAAACATCTAATATTAGCCCTTATATAGATTTAAATATTGGTAGTGTTGGAACGATAGGAACTTGGCGCGGTAGAATAAACTTTCAAACATCTTATAATACTGAAGACCCAACAACTGCAATGACGATTAATGAATTTGGCAATATAAATATGAACGGTACACTTGGTGTTAGTGGAGCAGTAACTTTATCATCAACATTAGCAGTTACTGGTAACATTACTAAAGGTGGTAACAATGTTCTTACTAACCTTGACACGGTTTCTTTATCAAGTCGTATTGATGGTAAAGTATCTTTAACAGGAGACCAAACAATAGCTGGTAATAAAACATTTTCGGGAACTACAACTAGTGCTGGTTTAACATTAACACAAACCACAAGTGGCACAAATAAATTAGTTGGTTTAAATTCTGTTGGTGGTGCAGTTGGGCAGATAACAGTTGGCAATGGATTAAAATTGTTAAGTGATACTCTTACTGTCAATGAAAGATTTTATTTTAATCTTGGTATTGTTGCTGGTGCAGCCGATAATTCAAATGCTACCTACGATTTTACTTATGGTTCAAATATTTTAGTCATTCCAACATCTTTAAATGGATATTGCATTGATTCTGTATATATTCGTGCAGTAGGTTGTTCAACTTGTCCACCAGTTGCTGGGGATAAAGATTATTATGTAGGTGTTTATAAAGCAAGTGCTGGAAATAGAATAACTACATCTGGTGCAACATTAGTTGGTTCACAAATAACAATGAATGAATATGATTTAAATGAAGTTAATAGAAATGAAACATTAACTACTGGTGATGTTTGGTGGGTTTATTTAAATGGCACATATACATCAGACATGGCATATATAACCGCTGGGTTTTTAGTAAAAAAAACATGCAACTAAAAAACAATAACATGAAACAATTCTTTTCCCTTTTCCTCCTCCTTTTGCCTTGCCTTGCATGGGCACAGTATCCAAGCAACGGCAACCAAAAGATAACATTGGGAGAACAGACGACTGCCGATGGGCTTATATGGCGCGGTGTTGCTGCTGATACAACGACTACGGTAAAGAGTGACACGGCTGCATACTTTGTTCTTGATACGGTAAATAAAAAGCTATACTTTTATAAACTATCTGCTATCCCAAAATGGAATGAGATTAGCGGTTCAGGCGGTGGTGCTGGAACGGTTACAAGTATAACAGGAGGCACAGGCTTAACAGGTGGCACAATAACAACGTCGGGCACTTTAGCAGCTGATACCAATTTTCTTGTAACAAGATATGATACAGCTTCGATGCTTACAAATTATTACCGTAGTGGCAGAGCATTGGGCACACCTTTAAGCGGTGTTTTAACCAATGTAACGGGGTTGCCATTGACAACAGGAGTTACTGGAACTTTGGCTGTGGCAAATGGGGGAACGGGTGGAAGTACTTATGGTGATTCAACTTTGTTACAAGGTAGAGGTACATCAGCAATGGTATCATCAACAGATTTATTATTTAATTATACAAGTAAAATGTTAAAAGTTGGAGGAAATTATTTTGGAATTGGAAAAGGTGCAATTACGAGTAATTTGCATATCGGAGATTTAAACACATTAGCTGCAAATACAACTGGTATACAAAATATTGCAATAGGTTCATATACTTTAAATGTTAATACGACTGGTCAGCTAAATACAGGTATAGGTGCGAATGCATTATCAGCGAATATAACAGGTAGCAACAATACATCTATTGGTAGATCCTCATTACAACAATCAACGGGTAGTAATAATATAGGAATAGGTCAAGATGCTGGTGCATCATTTACATCTGGTTCTGGAAATACAATTATTGGATCAAGTGCATTAGATGGTAATACTGGGAAAGATTTAAGAACCGCTAATAATGTGACAGTAATTGGTTACAATGCGGCTGCATCGGCAACTGGTTCAGGAAGTTCAGTAAGTAATGAAGTTACTATAGGTAATTCTTCAACTGCCACTTATAGAATATTTGGTACTTGGTCAAATGTTTCTGATTCAAGGGATAAAACAAATATTTTACCTTTAAATTATGGAATGAATTATATTGAAAAATTAAAACCAGTATCATTTGTATGGGACATGAGAGATGGAGGTAAAATTGGAATAAATGATATAGGTTTTATTGCTCAAGACCTTAAACAATCTCAAATAGATATTGGGATAAATATTCCCAATCTTATTAGTGGAAATGATGAAAAACTTGAGGCTGCATATGGTGTTTTAATACCTATTATTGTAAAAGCATTGCAGGAAGCAAACGATAAAATAAAGTTACTTGAACAAAGAATTTTTAATCTTGAAAACAAATAAATATGAAAAAAATAATTTTTTTATTACTATTTCCTTCAATTATTTACGGGCAAGATATTTTATCGGATACTATTTTTGTAAGGAAAACAAACAATACCTACTTTGTGGTAAAACAAACATTATTTACAGATAGTAGTATTGTTGAAACAATTGATAATTATGGTGATAGTACATTAGCCATAAAAAAAATAATTTATTCAGCAGATGATTATTCGAATAAAATAGCACAAATAGCAAGAGGCTATATTGGTCGTGGTAAAATAAATCAGTTGATTAAATTGCAAAATGACCTACACGTTCAAATAAGCGGTAAGTCTGTTTACACATCAACTGCAATTATAGACTCAATCAAGTTTCTTGGAGACTGGAAGCTTAATTTTAATGGTGAAATCATTGATGGAGTTATTCAGCTAAACAACAACAAGCGTTTAATTTTTAATCCTGATAACGGCAAAGTTTATTCTATTTCAACCAACTTGCTTTTATCTACATTTACCAATCAAGTATCCTTTGCTTTTAATGGCATTAAATACGACTTGTATAAATACGCTGAGGGCAAATTTGCAACGGTGGATGGAGATGTAAGATTAATAAAAATGGAATAATGAAAGCAGTTATAGTAAAATTATTACATCAAAGCTATGAGTTCTTTGCCGTGGCATTGACTACTGGCTTTATTGCTTCGTTTTTAATCCCTATCCAAGGCTTTCTACTGTTTACAGTTGCCGTTGTTTTTGCGGATACCATAACGGGCATAAAGGCTGCAAGGAAGGAAGGGCAAATGATAAGCAGCAAGGGATTATATCGTACAACGGAAAAGATAGTAGTTTATTTTGTTGCTATATTAATTTTTGAAGGTGCTAAAAATACTTTTAATATTCCTTTCCCGATTACTTACATGGTTGCAATGATGATATCTGGAACAGAGTTATTTAGCGTGGCAGAAAACATCAAGCGCATAACTGGCGTTGAATTAGGGACATTAATATCAAGATTTTTTAAACGTTAAAAACATAATATGCAGACTAATTTAAAAGATGCCTTAAAAAGTGCTGATACAATTAAATCACCTTTAGGCGACGTGGCTTGTTACTCGATGAACTTTGCAGAACTTGCAAGTGAAATCAATGTTCATCTTGAAGGAAACAAGGTAAAATTTACATGGCGCGAATACATCCAACTGGCTCAAATCATTTGGAACAAGATAAAAGAGA